AAAGAGCTCGGGCATCAGCTGTGCTCCGTGCTAAACGCGGTCGTCAGCGAGATCATCGTACAGTTCGCCCACTGACCTGGATTAAGCGGAGTGAGTGTCGGCGAGGTGAGCGTCACGCCGTAGACGCCAGCGACCGACAACGCCGCGATTATCTGGCTCGGCACGATATCGCGCTGAATCTTGGCCGCAAGCTCGAGCGCCAGCTCCTCGACGGCGAGCGTCGCGGCGGTGATCGTCGCGGTCGGATCGGCATCCGAGTACAGCGTCACGGTCGCGGTGATCTGATAGTCCACCTCGGTCACCGCGAGCACGTTCACGGTGTCGGTGAGCGGACGCACGGTGTCGGCGTTCAGCACCGCAGCAACTTTCGCGAGTAGCGCGGAATTGGCAACACCTGCATTGTTGGGCGACGGCGACGGTTGCGCGGTCACGGGTCCCGTCAGCACGTACGCGTTTACCGAGCCGGGCGCGGGACTGACTATTTGCGCATCGACGATCGACGGGTCGGCGCCGATCGCGAAGAACCGGTAGGCACCGATCGGCCCAGCGACGCTGAACTGATTGGGGGCGGCCTGGATGCGCGTGCGCAGGTGATCGTCGGTCTCCGGCGCGGAGCCGCCGGTGGTCGTGCTGGTGTTGGTCACGCTCGCGATCAAGGCATTCGGATTCAGCTGGACGGTGACCTGCCCCGCCAAGTATCCATTCGCACCCGCTCCTGGAGCGGCCGCGGCGGCGGCGACACTGGCGATGGTTCCCCGGCGGGGATGCTGATCGTCGCGATTGTCGCGAACGCAAACTGCCCGTCGTTGGTGCCGACCAGCGTTCCCGCGGCAATCGTAAACGGCACCGTCAGCGCGCCGGTCAGCGGAAATTGCAGCGTCATCACCGCGGGCTGCGACGCCAATCGAGTGACGCTCAGCGTTGACCGAGATAGTCGAGCATCGGGAAGGACGCGAAGGCCAGCAGATTCTGCTCGCCCGCATACTGAATCGCGTTGCGCACCAGCGACTCGCGGTACGCGTACAAATTGATCAGCAGGCGCTCGACCTGCGCCGGTTGGAGCGTCCGGCCCGACGCAGCCTCGAATTCGGCAATCATGTCGGCGCGAATCCGATTTGGATCGAGCCCGTCCGCGTCGTTGACGAACACCGGCGGCGGCAGCGACGGAATTCCTGCACCCATCAACTCATCCTTTCATCGCGATCGGCGCGGCCCGGATTAGACCGTCGCTCCCGGGATTGTCACGATCGTGCTCTGAACGGGAGCGGCAGTCATGCCCAGCTTCAATTGCCAGTTGAGCGTCACGTCAAGATGCGCGCCCGTCTGCGCGCTCGCGTCATTCACCGGTTGCGCAGTCACCGAAAGCAGATTCACGCGCGGCTCCCAAATCGTAATTGCCGAAGTCAATTCGCTCACGATTGCGGGCAACGCCCGGTTGATCGGAAAATCGATGTACCGCCATATATCCGCGCCGAAGGTCGGCCGCAGAGGGTCGCTGCCGCGCGGTGTCGTCACGATAATCCCAAGGCATTGCTCGACGTCGGCGATTCCCTGCACTACTTCACCGATGGCTCCCAGAGCCAGAGACCAGTCGACCGCCGTGATATCCGCAAGTGTGATTGCCCCCGCCGGCATCGTCAGCCCGCCAGCACGTCGGTGCTTGCCGTCACGATCGTTGACCGGCTCGTTCGCGCCGTAGGTATCGTCTTCGATATCATTGCGATCGATCGCAACTGTATCTTCGAAGTTCCGATTGACTATTGTGTACTCATGCGTCTCGAGCGCCTGGATTACTCTGTCGCCCAGCCACTCGCGGAACTTGGTAGTGCGGCCGAGCCACGGATAGGTAGTCTGGCGCGACGCCGAACGCACCACGCTCGTGATTTGCTCGTAGTAGGATGGCGGCTTCTCGAAGCCGCGCTGGAAGACGACGTCGAAGCCGGTAAACAATGAGGTCAGATTCGCTGCACTGATTTCCATCTTAATTGATCCTTCTCTTCGTTTTCTGCGTGAAGATTTTCATCACGCTGCTGCCGTCGACTGATGCCAGAAATCCACCCAAACCTGGCCGCTCGGATCGATTGCGACCACAACTCCGGCCGCGGCGTATTGCTGGACGGTCGCGCCGCTTGCGCGATCGGTCGCGGTGACGTTGTTGTCGTCGAGCGAGAAGCAGACCAGCCCGACCTGCCCTGCGCCGACCGAGCCGTCGGTCGCGTAGAGGAACACGCCCTTGCGCGCTGTGATTGAAATCGCGCCCGCCGCGCCTGGGTTGTTGATCGCGTTCTGGCCCGGGATTCCGTTCGTCACGTATTCCGCGCGGCCAACGACTTTGAGTGCGTTGGCCACGGTCGTAATTGCCGAGGCCGGCACCGCGTTGCCGGCCGCGTTCAGCGCGACCATCCCGCCGAGGTAAACGTTGGTGTTCGCTTCGACCGGGTAAGTGCGCATCCTGCCGCCATCGGCCATCTCGGGCGTGTTCCGCGCATTGGTTAGAGCCGCCATCTTTTCACCCTTGTTGATGCGCGCCGGCGGCCTTCAGAGCCGCGCGCGGCGCGAGTTAGTCCTGGTTGTTTCGAATATCGTTGCTGCGGATTTTCGCGTTTCGGAGCTCGGCATCGGCGCGTTCGAGGCTCAGGAAGTCTGCGCGGCCGCGCTTGCGTCGGATGAACTCCGAATGATTGAGGCCGAGCTGCGCGCATATCGCGAGTTCCGCCGCGTTGAGCGCGCCCGCTCGCCGGTCCGCCGGCGGCGCGCCGGCGAGTCCCAGGTTCTCGCCGACGATCGACGGCTGCTTGGCCGCGAACGCCTGGAATCCAGGCGCGTCCGCCGCGCAGTACGCGATTGCCCACTCGCGCTGCGCCGGCACGATTTTGCCCGCGCGAATCGCCTCTTCCACCGTATGCGCGGCGCGCCCGCGCACGCGCTCGGCCTTGAGCGCGTTGAGCTCGGTGACTGCCCGCTCGAACTCCGCAATCGCCACGTAATGCGCCGGATCGTGCGCATGGGCGCCGATCGCCGGTACAGCAGCATCACCTGCATTCCGCAGCTCGCGCACCTTGGCCACGACGTCGGCGACCGTCGCGTCGCCATCGAGGTTGAGCAGCTCGCGCAATTCCTGGGTTGGAAATTCCATGCGTTGGTCCTTCGCGTCGGTCGACGCTGTGCACGACGCCGCAATCGCGGTCAGGTGAAGGTTTGGATTGTTGGTGAGGCCGGCGCGCAGGAGGCGCGTCACGCTTCCGTCTTTCGGATCGAACTGGAACACCGGCGAGACGTAGCGGTACTCGCGCGCCACGATTGAACTCGCCGCCCGCGCGGTCCATTCGACGCGCCCCCACACCGCGCCGCCCTGCACTTCGAGCTCGCGAATCCATCCGGCTGCCGGAGCGGGGCGTCCTTCGGGCGCGCCGAAGTCGGTGGCATGGTCGTAGTCGATGGGGATGCCCGCGTTCATCTGCATCGCGGTGGTGGACGCGATCACGGCCGCGGGATCGTCGAGGCGAAAGGGCCCGCGTCCGTCGCGGCCATAAAACACGCCAGACGGCAGCAGCTCGATCCATTCGGGCGCTGACGCGGTTGCTTCTTCCGGCGATTGCGCGGAGGCGGGCGCACCGGCGGTATCGATCACGAACGAAGGAATCAGTTTGCCCGCCCGCGTCTCGCTCTCACCGCCGGTGCGTGTAATGAGGTGTTCCATCGAGGCGCATTGTGCCTCGCACTTCGAAATTGCATAAGGCTGAACAGTTCATCCCTGAACTTTTGTGGCTACCGGGAGGATTATCGCTGCTAATGGTAGGGGTTTTGTCTTCCTGAACACGGCAGTATCGCGAGCGCGCTTGTCATCCTGAGCGGAGCGAGCGACGCGAGACTCATTCGTCATATATGGACCTAGCCCAGAAGCAAGCAACGCGACCGCCCCCTCTGTCATCCTGTCCGAAGCGAGCAACGCGAGCGCATGGAAGGATGACAAAGCCTTCCCAGGTGGGAAGGGGAACCGGACGGGGAGAGAGGAGACAGAGATGCGCGCCTCGCATTCATACACATCAGGCTGTTAGAAATCTCCCTCTATGAAGTCTTGTTCGGCCGTGATCGAAGTCAGCGCGCTGCGGGTTGAGCGCGAGGCGGTCATACTTGAATCCATCGATTGGCGGGTGGAGCGCGGGGAGCATTGGGCGATTCTTGGCGCCAATGGTTCAGGTAAGACCTCGCTGCTGCGAGCGCTTACTGGGTACCTGCCGCCGACAGCCGGGCAAATTCGCGTGCTGGGGGAGACTTACGGGCGGTTTGACTGGCGCGAGCTGAGGACCCGCATCGGACTGGTCAGTTCGAGCGTGCATCAGATGATGGAAGACAGCGAGACGGCTCTCAAAGCCATCGTTAGCGGACGCTACGCGCAGATTGGTTACTGGGGTGAGATGCGCGACGAGGACCGCCGCGCCGCCGACGCGATCCTGCGGCGGATCGAGGCCCGCGAGCTGCGCGAGCGTCCGTGGCGATTTCTTTCGCAGGGCGAACGCCAGCGCGTGCTGATCGGGCGCGCATTGATGGCCTCGCCGAGGCTCTTGATCCTCGACGAGCCGTGCGCCGGACTCGACCCCGTCGCCCGCGAGCACTTCCTCCAGTTTCTCAGCCGCCTGGCCCGCGCCCGCGGCGCGCCCACGATGGTGCTGGTCACCCATCACGTCGAGGAGATCGTCCCGCTATTC